AATCTAGAAGAAGGCCGAAAGCGAGGTTTATTCACCTTGCACCAATGCCAATCAACGGACTCCTAAGTCACCTTCATTTCTCCCCTCCATAACTTCCTCATCAGGCTTCACCTCCAATTTATCCCAACCACTGCCATTCCATTTCCACCGCTGGCCTGAACCATCATCGATCACATCACCAGCGTTCACCCGACGCCCGCCAATCATAGGAGCATCGACTTCTTCAACCTTAACCTCTGCTTTAGCTGGGGTGGCCTTTTGCCCTGCACGAGGGATGATTTTACCTGACGCATCATATACATACTCAATATCCGTCACCTTGTCCGAAGCTGATTGCATCATTTCAGCCCCTTCCTTGCCAATTAAGTCAGCAAAATCAGTATTGAAAGCTTCCGTTGCATGTTTTGTGTACTGGATGTAGCTCTTTTCAAGTTCATTCAAGTTTCTTTCTAGCTGGTCACGTTGCGCAGGGTCAAACACGCCTTTCACAGCAGCAAGTAATCGATTTTCAGCATCAGATTGTTGACCCAGTGTCGCGCCTGCAGCTTTTAATGCCTTCATGGCGTCGAGCGTTATGTTGGCCTCTAAAGTTTTTATTACATTTTTAAGCGCCCCTGCATCTGAGTTGGGCATCTTATCAAGCATGACGCCCCATCCTGTGGAGTAACCTTTCATCAACTTCCGCGCCTCGGCGATATGCCCCTTAATGTTTTCAGTCTGCACAATGAGACTATTCAAAGCATTTTTGGCCGGGCCATAATTCTTAACTCGTTCTGCGTAGGCTTCCGTTTTCGGATCGGCAGGGCCACCGGGAATAGCCTGCAATGTGCCATCAGCAGCATATGCAAATCCTGTCGGCGTTTTTTCCAAGGTTGTCCGCGTTGCGTTTACGTAATCAATAAATGATCCATTAAACCCATCGCGCTGAGCCGCGCTAAAGTTTTTCTGTTGCGCTGTCATTTCATCGTCTTTGATTGAGGTATCAAAATCCAACACTTGAGGGCTATTCTCACCATAAGAATTAACAAGGTACTGGCGGTCCCAAGATTGCTTCCCTTGTTCAGACAGAGGTTTATATGAATCACCCTTCAATCCTGCCGATTGCATAACCTCAGCCTGCGTCGGTTCACGACCTAAAATACCTCGCAATTTATTACGCACATTCAAGCCTTCCTTAAAGGCCTGCTCTTTCGTCCTTATCCCGGAATTAATCGTGTTTGAGAGCTTTTCTTGCTGAGCTCGCGATAAGGTTTGAGCGATAAATGGATTTTCTGCGATTAAATCCCTCGCTTCTTCATACGCGCCAATATCTGTAAAGGATTCCACCTTCGACATGATGATATTTTGACGCATCATATCTGTCCATTGTGCCTCCTGTTCGGGGTACAGACCCGGGGCGGCATCATCAATGTATCTGTCAACCTCAAGGAATAATTCGCTTAAGTTAGCATCATGTTTTCTTGCCTTTACCGCCAATGCCTGCATGCTGGCGCGCATGTGGTTATCAAGCAGAACTTGTTGCCCTTTTATGGCCTCCGAAGCAGCTTGCACCGAAAATTGATTCCTCATATCTTCAAGAGCCGAACTTAATCTCATTCTGCTATCATCTGAACCAACGTGAGAAGAGATTGCAGCATGCATATCCTCTTGGAGCACTTGATTGTATTTAGCAATAACATCTGGGTTCGTGAGATCTTCCTCAGATTTTATTCGATTAAGTTCGTTAAAGTGCTTTTCGTAAAATGCATTCCGTTCTCTTGTGCGGCGTATAACATCCTCCCTAGACCTCACTTTTTGGAGCGCATTGAACGATGCATTCGATGCACCATCTAGTGCACTAGCCATATTCATAGAATCTTGAGCTTGCCCGCCGCCAAACATATCTGCGTTTTTGCTAACTCTTACCTGTTGATCGGGCGTATTCAACGGTGTTGCACGAACTTGACCAACGCCAGCTTCGGGGGATGTAGGAACTTTAATTGCCATGATTAACCTGCCTGATATCTATACCATTTGTCCGCAACGGCAGAGGCCCCGCTAAAGAGGGCTGATCCACCGGACAAGAGAGGGGATTGAGAATTTGCTTGCGCAGAATAAAGACCGGATTGCGCCTGATGGTTCATGCCCGTGACTTTGTGGTTATAGGCCTCAACCTCTGCATTGTGCCGGATCGTCAAGGCGTCGAACTCGCCAAGCTGGGCTGTGTCCTGCAAAATGCCAATCGCATCTTCCTGATCTACGGCAAAACCTGATGAAGCTAAAGCAGAGCGTTGCTTGCCTTTCAGTTGCTCCACCTTCAAGCGGTGTTGACGTTCTTCGATTTCTCCGCGCTTGGTTGCGTCCTCAGCTTTGCGGTCTGCGATAATCTTGTTGTTGTTGGCAACTGCCGCCTGATAGTTAGCCTGATCCTGTGCAGCCTGTGACTGCTGCATTTGACCATAGACATTCATGCCCATAGAAAGCGCAGTTGTCGCCAGTGATGCGTTTGCCATCATTGCCATTGAGGCATAGGTTGCCTGCATGGCGGCTTGCGCTGCGGTCATTACCGTTGTTGTAGTTGCAGCCGTTGATCCAGCCATTGCAACGCCCGTTGCCGTTGCTACAAAAACACACATCACGCTCTCCTTTTTTCAAAATAATGAAATGGCAATCCCTCAGGTCCAAAAGGTGCCGGCGCTTCTCCCACCTCAAACCCGAGCCACTTCAACCAACGAATTGCAGCCACGTTTCGGGCATCCACCCAATTGTAAAGGTGGTGGTAAAGCTCGTTCATTTGGGCCACCATCGCCCCATTCTCACGGACAAACTTACGAGCAACCATCTGGTCATCAAGGGCCGTTGTTCCAATCATCCAAGGCGCAGCGGTTCCGGCAAATGAATTGATGGGTGCAACGCCAAACAGGCAGACAGGCATGATATCGGCATATCCAACCCAACAATGAGAAGAGCAGCGATAGGACTGCACAAGCGCCTCCACGAACGGCTTTCCCGTCATGGCCTCAGCTTCCTCTTTGTCGGCGTCGCGGGCAAAAGCGATAACCCGCCCCATATCTTCCATTGTCGCCTCATGGATGAACGCCTTAATCATCGCTCACCTCAATTTCAGGCTTCATGGTCAGGATGGTAAAGGGCATCGAATTACTTTGACGAACAAGGAAAGACCCGTTGTCACCCCATCCGGCTTGAATGGTCACATCAACGTTTTCCGGCCCCTTCACGAAATCAACGAGTTCCGTCATATCAACAAGGCTTTCTGCGTCTGGCCCGACCTGTAAGCCCCGCGCATTCATCACTTTCATTTTGACGGATGAGACGCGCTTTGTGTTCCCTGCGTCTGATGGATCTACGATAATTTCCAACGGCTCAACATCTGACACATAAGGCAGGCCAATATGAACAACAGAGGCCAAACGACCAAGATCAACGGCTCCATCCGTTACAAGCAGGTCATCAATAATGTTTGTGTCTGCGATTGCCCGGACGGTCATCCCTTCAAGATGATCAAGTCCCGTTATCACTTGTTGTTGTGGGTCAAATGTGCCGGATAAGGAACAATCCAGCATGTTGTAGTCTGCTTCGTTGTCCACATTCAGGGAATTGAGACGCTCGACAAACTTCTTGTCTGTTCCATTGATGGTGCGCTTAACGGATAAATAAACAGCATCCTCGCGCCCCTCCGGCACGGTGCACACACTTAGAAACTCGCCTTGTGTGTCGTGACGGTGCCACGCCCAAACCTCATGTTCTTTAAGGAATGTCATCCCGGCAAGAGAGCCATCATCAAGGACGCACCAAACGATTGAATGCGGGCGTTTCGCGTAAGCCCAATCCACAATCTCTTTACCGTCAAAAAGGTGGCGGGCCAGAATGGTCAAGTCGGTGGCGTCGAAACTATCTTCCGTCAGTTCATATCCGAAATCACGAATAGTGTTTCCGCTACTGTCCACGTATGTAATGGCCTTCCCGACCTTAAGCGGTGGCAGATAGGAACATCCGTGGCTCGTGTAATCATCCGCCGAAATTGTGGAATAGCTGATTTGCCCATCTTGCCCGGAAATAACCCACTCCTCACCCGCCGTGAAGGTTACAAGGTCTTTGTTGCGACGGACAAAATGCATGACCTCTTCGGATGTTTCCAAGGCGCGGGTAATTGAATCATCATCTTTCCGGGGGCTTGAATAGGACAGGTTCTTGTAGTGACCTACCTGTGTCATCCAGATTGTGCCCGGTTTCGCTGTCGTGTTGGCAAAGCACTTGCGTTGCTTGAAATACTCAACAACGCCGGGATTGTTATTTGGACCTCTAAAGGGATTGCGCGCCTGCGGTGGCGTGTCTTTCACATCGGGCTTAATATTGTCATCGGTAAAGCTAAGGCTATCAGAGCGACCCACAAACCCATAAAACCCGGTAAAAAGACGGTAAATATTGTACGTCACATTATCCGGTGAGGCATCGTAGCTTATGGTGTTGTCCCATTCTGCATCCTTACTGGTTGTCACCTCAAAGAAGGTGCGCGCAACTGTTCCACCGCTTACGTAGGCGCTGTAGCCGGTTCCATCTTCTTCCAGAAGATCAAATGTATCGGTACTTACATTGGTTATTGTGAAATGAGTGTCGTTAATCTCTGACATACCAGTAACGCCACTGATATAGACCTCATCACCCACGTCAAAGCCATGCGCAACAGCAGTAATTGTGACCGGGTTTGTTTGCGTGGCGTTTGTGATCGACACAGTGGTTGCGCTTGGCCCCGGCAAGCTTACCTCGCCCGTATCCCGATCAACTGCGCATACTTTATAACGAAACGTGCTTTCTCCTTCCGTGCCGTTTACTGTGACACTCACGTTTGATGGCGGTGCGGTTTCTGGCTCAAACTTGGATACTTCAAGCCCCCAAAGATGATGGTCTGTGCGCGTCAAGTCTCGTGTTTCATAGTCACGATGCGCAATCGTCATTGTGTCCATTGATTGCGTGTACTTGAGATATCTTAAAGCATCTTCTGCATAAGGCGTGACAATCTCAGCAGGCTGATCATCAAGGGGATTTAGAACAACACCACCATCCTTGATGATGCGCATGTTCATATCACCAAAGACCAACACATAGGCTTGTGCCGAATTGAAGCGAAACGGAATAAGACGGTCTTTTTTCGTGCTGTCCTTATGCTCACATGCAAATGTGGTTCCAGCACGCCCAGATAGTCCGCCTTGTGCATGTATGATAACGTTGCGCGCTGTTTTAAGGCCGCTTTGATACTTGGCAAGGTCTGCCCTGCCTGATACGGCGGGAGACTGCTCACCACCCGTAAATGATGTTTGTAACTTGCTCGTCATCGCGGGACCTCATGCCAAGGCACGCTAATTTCTTCTTGGTCGTCGCCTTCTGCTGCATCAATCGATTGCGCACGAGGTAGAGCGATCTCTTCGAACATTTGCAAGGCTTCACGTGCTACCGAGGCTTTCTTGCCGAGTTCGCCCGAAATGCGGTATGCAAGATTATAGGCCACTGCATCAATGAAAATGGCCCCGTATAAATTAGGGTCCGTTACCTTGATGGTATAGACGAGTGTAGCTCCATCCTGATCGGTAACGATGCGGCGCTGTCCGCCTATGTTTGTGACTTTAAATTTAACGGACTGCTTGCCATAAGAATTAATAATTTCTCGTGCACCATCTTCAATACAGCGCACTGGATATTGATAAACAAATTCATATTTAGGATGTGTTTCAAGTGGCATCTTGACCAGCGAGGCGGTTTCCTCGGCAAAGCTCCAAGGGTGTGCAATCAAGGTAGCCGTTAAGGCTTGATCCCAATGGGTTGCGCAAACAATGCGTTCGGTGGTGTTTTCTGTGTCAGATTTAATCCGCTTCCCATGCTTGGCATAGGAAAGGGCCATATTCCAGATATCTACCTTTGTGGTCATGGTTTTGCCTCGCATGAAAAGAGGCGGAGCCCGAAGGCCCCGCTCTATCGGTTACTTGCCTTCTTTGGCGGCAAGCTGGTTTTGCAACTTGGTCACTTCGCCTTTTTGGGCAGTGAGTTGCTTTTTCAGCTTTTCGTTTTCGGCTTCCGCTGCCTCAAGCTGCTTTTTCAGATCAAGGTTTTGCGCTTCGGCTTCTTCGTTAATGGTCGTGAGTTCGCCAACCTTATCTTCGAGAAGGGCGATTTCTGCCGCAGCAGATTCCGCATCCAAACCAAGATCAGGGGAGCCTTTCTGCTTGCCGTTACTTTCCAAGGCGGCAAGCAGGTCTTTGTCTTCTGTTGTCATCCAGTTCGAAGAAAAGTCAGAAATTTCCTTAATCTGGAAATTTGCACCTTCTTGGATGATCTTATTGGCGTAGTAGCCTTTTTGTGTCGCTGTCACTGTGTACATTTCAACGCTTTCCTTATGAAATTAAGACATAAACCAACGCTGTTACACGTTCGTTTGGTTCCCTGCCGTAATGCCAGCCGTAAACTTGCCAGCGGTTAGCGGGCCTGTTGCGACCGTGTAATAGACATCAACGTGACGACCTTCCGTGCCAAGCGGGATGTAACTGATCGGCACTTGATAACCCGCAACCAAGTCGGCCTTGGGGATAGCACCCGTTTCAATCACAGTCTTCGAATTGCTCATGTCTGAGTTGTCCGAAATACGCACGGAAAACTTGACGGTTGCAGCACCGTCCGCAGCAGCATCTTCGGTACACTGGATCAACAAAGGGATCGGTGTGCCTTTGCCAATATCGCGCTTAACGCCAAGATCGACTACATTGGTCGAGCCTGCCGTTACTGTGACGGCTTGCTTATCCGAGAAGAGGTTTTCTTCATCTAAGATCATTGTTTAATTCCTTCTACCTGAGAAAAAGGAGGGCGCGCCGCTTAAACGACACGCGCCTCAGTGTTCAAGATTGCATCACATTCACGAACCGGGATTTTGCGGAAGTGCAAAACAGGCTCGCTATCGGGACCGGCTTCTTGCCAACGCAGGTGAACCTTGTTGTTGGCTTCGCGTGACTGGTGGTCCAGATATTCAAGGATTGTGCTGTTGGCATAAATCGCAGCCTTGCCGCCTGTTACCTTGCGCTGTTGCAGTTTCCAATACGCCTTAACCAGCAAGCGGAACAGGTTTGCACCTGTCGTACCATCTTCTGAAAGGTCAGAAACATCAATATTGGCAATGCGAACAACGTAACGATAATCACGAACGGAAAGACCGTTGTGCCATGTGAACTTTTCACGAAGAACACGTAAGACGGATTTATCTTCCATTGTCTTGCTTTCTTCGCCGTAATCTTCACGCTCGATGCCAGCTTTTACATTTTCAGGATAGAGGCCGTGAACGGTACGTTTGCCCCATACCACAATGTAAATGGATGTATTATCCGATCCGGTACCGCCCGCATCGACAATTTGCTTGCCGCTTTCCGCATTCAGGTCGTTAAAGCGCGGCGCGAACCCCATAAACTTGTCAGGGTCAACAGCTGTATCACCATAAAACAACGTTTCCGCCATTTCCTGATTGAGAGCTTCCAAGAACGCGCTTGCTTCGGACAGGCGCAAGCCTTTCGGGTCTTTTGATAATTGAACAAGTTTTTTGTCAACTTCGGAAAGAGCTTCCACATAGCCGGTTGTGTCTTCGACCTGTTTGGTGGTTGATTTACTGGGCTGTACACCCTTGTACAAGCGGCCCCAAGTTGCAGACGGCAAACCTGTACGAACAGTTGTTTTGTGTTTCGTGCCGTTATTGCACTCATCCACAATCATATCCTGCAAGATTTCATTGGTTTCCGCCAACATTTCAATAATGGTGGCAACCATCTTGTCTTTATCTGAACGCTTATAGACATCCGCGAGCGTCAGATAGGTATTCCCTTTAACTGCCATTTGGCCTTACTCCTCTTTAAAATTAATCGGGATACATAATGTCTTCAGGGCTTTCTGCGCCCTTCATGGTTGGGTCAGGTGTTGGTGTGTCGGTATCATCTTGAACCGACTTACCAACGGCATGCAGGAACTTGCGCACCGCTGGATTCTTGTCGAGGAAGTACTGCCCGAGAACTTCCTGAAATTCTGTGCCGCCTTCGTAGGCGTCAAAACCAGCCTTGATGGAGGCTTGTGCCTCGCCTTCAAATAAACCGGCTTTAGTGGACTCTTCCGTCCACTTTGTTTGCGTTTCATTCCACTGAGAAACGACCGCTTCTTGTTGCTTCTGGACAAGCCCAGCATAGACATCAACAAGCTGCTGTGCCTTTGCTTGGCTCATGTTGTTGTCTTTCAGGAACGGTTCGACCGCTGCAAGGGCGTCTTTATCCAGATCCATACCCTCAGGCATGCTGAAATCTTCATAGCCATTTTCAGGGTAGCCTTCGGCCTTATCGCCGTCGTCTTCATCTTCGCCCTTGGAAGCGCCTTCTTCGGCTGGCTTTTTCTCAGTGTCGCTTTCTGCCGCGCTATCATCGGCGGGCGCTTCGTCACCTTCTGCCGCTGCCGGTTCGTCACCGCCGCCGTCACCATCAGGGACATCGGCACCAACGGAACGCAGCTCCTTCGGGTTCATGGCGTTCCACTCAGGCCAACGTGGGTCATAATCATCAATCGGTTTTGTCATCGTCTTCATCGTCAGAGTTTCCTAAAGTTTGATTTTCTACAACCATCTGCGCAAAGTAATTCTTTTGATCGTGTGCGCTCAATTCCATCACATCATTAAAAATATCCGTTGCACAGCTTCGCATACCTTCAAATATAAAGAGCTCGCTATGTTCTGTCTGCACTGC